AATACGAAAACCTACGATTAGATGTTTTAACCAAACTCATAGATGAGAGGGGAATTTCTTGTAAAAACAAGAAAGATATGATGATTGAACACCTTAAAATGGACGATGAGGGTAAGTATATCCGTGAGACAACCTACGAAAAGGAAGGAGGTCGGTTTTTGGTAGGTATAGACCTCAAAAATCACACCCAATTGATTCAGATGGGTAAGTTAGTGGAAAAGAAAGAGGCTCACCCTAAAGGTCTCTATGCGTCAGATAGGATATATTTCATATCAAATCAAAAATTAATATAATGAATTGGACCGAATATTTTTTAGGGGTTGCGGAACAAATTAAACTTAAATCTAAGGACCAATCTACACAGATAGGTGCGGTTATAGTAGGGGAAGACAATGAGGTACTTTCTACGGGTTATAATTCATTTCCAAGGGGTATGGACGATTCTAAGGAAGAACGTCAAGAAAGACCTGAAAAATACTTTTGGTTTGAACATGCTGAACATAACGCAATTTATAATGCTGCTCGTGTGGGAACACCATTAAAAGGTTCCACAATATATCTAACGTCGGGATTACCATGTATGGACTGTGCTAGAGGTATAGTAAATAGTGGAATTAAAACTGTTCATTGTAAAGAGGTCTGTACCACAAAAAACAAAGATAAATGGGACGAATCCCAAAATAAATCTCACCAACTTTTACTTGAATGTGGGGTTGAGGTAAAATATTATTAATTTGGAGATGATATTAAATTTACTTGGAACCCTTTATGTGTACCTCTTGTTACGGTGTTGTTATTTTTCTTATTAATTGAGCACCAATAAAGTGTATTATGGTTCCAACCTTTTTTTGAACATAATTCTTTAAATTCGTGACCATTCACAGTAAAAATTTCATTATTTTTTGTAACAATTTGATATATAAATTTGGAACTACGATTTTTAGATGATTTACTACCTCCTTTTTTATGCCATTCACTATCTCTATATTTTTTTGATGCTTCAGCACCTAATTTTGCTGCCATTTTTTGATGAGAGAAAAATAATTTTGGGTTATATTCTTTTAAACCATGAAGGTAGTGTTTTCCACCATAACACATATTATATGACATAACATCTTTCACGATATCATCATTTACAATTTCTTTTTCTAATTCCCACAATAATTCAGACGTTGTTGTTTCTACAATTATTTCTTTTGTAAAATTTTCAATTCCATATTTTTTTATTGCGTTTTTTATACCAATTCCACTACCCATATATAAATCGTCAATATTGTGTGTGGAATGTCTACCAACATAATATTTACCATTTATATTATTCGTTATCTTATATATATAATGTCTCATAATCTACCAAGCGCGGCAACTCCAGTACCTTGGTTTCCAACGTGGTCCTGGATTATCACAATTCATACGTGCTCTGAATGATTTGCGTCTTGCGGGGTTATTTTTCTTAATAACCATTCGTTTACCTTTGGCAGATTTACCACCAAAACCAAAGTTTACTTTTACAACTTTACCTTTATCGTTCTTAACATAAACTTTAGATTTCTTTACATCACCTTGCATGATTTTACCAAGTTGAACTTTACGTCCTTGGTATTCAGCTTCATTTAATAAATTACTTGGGTCGTAATTTGTATTTTGAACTGATCCACATTCGTCTTCGTATATTAAAACGGGTGTTTCTTCGTTATATTCAAATAATCTTTGGAATTGTTCTTCCGTAATTGTAATAATCATATTTTTAGGTTTTATTTGCTCATCATAATGTGTCATTGTTGGTTTATTACCCTTACCCACTTTTGGGTCTTTCTTTTCGGCTCTTCTTTTTTGTGAAGTCATTGCTTTCTTTTCTTTTTTACTAAAAGAAGAAGCAACCTTTGGAGTTTCTTTAGATACCTTTTTAGAAGGTCTACATTTTGGGTATGATTTACCGTTAGCATCTTTTCTACCACATGGAGGATGTTTACCATTTACCTTTTTACTAACATCTACCCACTTTTCTTTAAACCATCTTCTAAGATCTTCTTTCAAAACCTCACCGGATTTAATAGATTCTTCGATATATTTTTTGTCTTCTTTCGAAACAATAATTTTCATATTATAATTTAGTATCTTTTATAAACTTTTTATGTGAATCTTTATATGATTTTTGTGTCTCATCATATACATCTTTGGTGTATTGCCAATTCCAATATAGGTCATCATTAGTTTTAAAACCGTAAAATTCGTGAATTTTCTTTTGTAATTCATTTACATTTTGACCGTTAAAATTTTGACCTGTACATATGAAACCTGTCTCTATATCTTTAACAAGATTTGGTTCTCCTAATGTATCATGTCTATTCTCAATCCAAGTTAATCTTTCAATTAAATTTTGATAAAACATATTTGTTTGACCCCATCTTATTGAACTGAAAAATACAACTGCGTCAGATTCAAATAATTCTTTACTTATTTTCCAAAGTTCGTCTTTTGGGTTATTAATAGAAGCCCAACATCTATGGTTACCAGAAGGGTTTTTATTTTTATCTTTTAGCTTGGCTTTTAAGACCCCACAACCATTACCGTCCTTCCTTGATACATTACCCTCACAAGGAACTATATTTAGTTCAGAAACATCTATTAATGTTGACTTATCACCCAATTCTTCATTAAGATACATCGCAATCATTTTAGACTTTGGTATATCAATATCATTTTTGTCCCAATTGTGTCTATTTGAACAACTTAATAGTAAAATTTTTTTCTTATTTTTAAGAACATCCAATGTCTTTTTTATAGATTTCCATGCATCAGATTGTACCATCTCCTCAGAAATCATCATTTGTTTAATCCTTTGTATATTCTCTTGTAAGTTCATCTATTTACATTTTCTCCAACCACCACCTTTTGATTTGTAATGTTTTGCGGCCGCACCATTACAATATGCACTTGGACAAACGTCATATTTTGATCTTGCCCACGCCAATGAGGATGCCCATAATTTTGGATTTGTTGGTGTATTCTTACTTTCATCCACTTCCATAGCTTCGTACATTTCCTTTTCAGATTCATTTTTAGGTTTAATACCCTTTTCTTTCATATGAATTGCAATTGCTGCTTGTTGTGCAGGACTACTAGCTTCACTTACAGGTACACAATTCGGTACCATCTTACCATTTTTATTCTTACTACCGACTTGTTTGTAACCATCCCAACATTTTTCATCAAGTTGTCCTTCTTCATTTAAACTAAATTGATCTACATCGGCGGTTACTTCTTTTTGACTATCTCCTCCTTTAAAAGCATTCATCATAAAATCAAAAACTTGATCTATATTTTCCTTTGCTGAAGATATGTGGTCATCAGCCCAATCGTGACCATTTTCCAATAGTTGATTAACTTTATCTTGATCTAATTGCAATAACAATTCACATTGTCTTTTCATTTGTTCTAAATTACTAAAGAACATATAGTTACCACCATATGATTCATTTTCTTTGATAACATTAGAAACAATTTTTTTAAGTTGACTTTCTTTTAATTTAATAACTTTCATAATCTATAAATATTTTTATTTTTCGGATAATATCTCAAACTTTATATTTTCATTATAATATATCTCTTCTGTGTGTGTTTTAGCCTTTATTTCGAGGTGGTATTCTCTTGGTATGTAATTTGAAGTATCGAAAAAGAATGAATTTTCATTCGTCTTATCCGCCAAAGTCCAATCGTGAACTGTAACATTTGTTTTACCTTCATATATAAATAATCTATAATATACCTCATCCAAAAGAACTGATTGTTGTATATCTAAAGATTTAAATGTAACAACTACTTTTCTAACATCTCCACGTTTAATTTTTTCACCTTGTTTGATACCGTAAAATTGTATTTTATATCTTTGTAATTCTGTTTGATTTTCACCAATAGTATATTGTGATAATAATGGTTTTGGTACAAATTTTTGTTTAACATTTGGAATTGAAATTCCATCTATTGTTAATCCAGACCAACTATCATAGAAAAACTTTTTACCATCACATAATGTACCATCA